AAGATAGTTCATGTGGTTGGCAGCGCCGCATTCATAAAATGGAATCCCGTTTTTTTCTAACTATATAAATGAGTATATTTTAATATGCTATAAATCAGTAAGTTAATAACTATATTTATTTGTTTGCTGAAAATTTGCTGTTTTATTCTACCATATTAAAATCCATTTTGTTGGGTAAATCTATATTGGATGAATTACTTAATATTACGCCCGTAAAACTGTTTTCTGACACAGGTATACAAAGAATAGATAAGCCGTTTTTATAAGACCAGCCATTATATGTGTTTAACCCGTCTTTTTGCTCAATGTATGTAATTTCGTTTATCTGATTAAAAACATATTCACCCGTAATCAAATCCGTTATCGTAATATACCCCGGATAGCAATTTGTTTCAAAATTCCATCCGTCCTTATATCCAGTTCCTATTAACACAGCATATCTTTGCCCATAAAAAGCATACAGACCGTCTTTTACTGAGCCTGCAAACGTAGTTTCTGTTTCTTTAGAGCAGGAATACAGAGTAACCACCATCAGAATAATTAATACTATCTTTTTCATTTTTTCAGTATTTCTAATAACGTCTGTATCTGCCTATCTTTTTCGGCTATAATTTCCCGTATAAAATCCTCAGATAGTAGGCTTTTGGATTGCTGCTGACCTATAACGGTAGCATTTCGCCCAGTAACACTGTTTGCGCCAGTTATTCCGTTTGCTTTGTACATATCACCAGAGCCACGCAAAAGCCAGTCTGCCGAAACATCCGGGCAAGCATCCAAAACACGCAGAACCGTATCTAAGGTTATGCGCTTTCCGTGGCTTAACTGGCTATTTAATCTACTTTGTGCTGCACTATCGCCAGCAGCTACCGAATTTTCGGTAATCTTTTTCTCTTTTAATACGGCATTAATGCGAGTTCGCACCGTATCGGCTTTTTCTGTGTAGTCCATTTTCAGTTAGTTTTACCTATTTTCAAGTTAAATTTTTCGGTTACTACCGAAATTTCTGTGGATTTTCTTTGGAGGTTACAGAAAAACGCCCAACTTTGCACCAACAAACGAACAAAGGAGCAAAAGAAAGACTGCCGACCTTAGTAGGCCGGTTATCCATAACCAAATATCCAACATATCCGGTTACAAAGGTAGGCAGTTTTTTCTAATGCACCAACAAACCAATAAACAAAAATAGAAAATGTTACTGAAAAACTGGTAAGTATGGGACAGAAGAAGAAAGAAAAGATTACCCGCGACTGCCTACGAGCCATGAAGATAGGCGATACGGTGGTGGTAGAGTGCAAAGACGGCTACGATTTGGATAGCCAGAAAAACACCGCTTATGCGATGCAGAAAATGGAAAACTGCCGGTTTGCCTGCAAATCGGACGGACTGACATTAACCGTAACGAAACATGGTATCAGTTAAACCCGTGTGCGACCCGGATAGACGCTACAGCCAAAAGGAAGCGGCGGAACTGCTGGGCGTGGAACGCCACACAGTCAGACGCTGGGAGGTTGAGGGCTGGATACGCTTCTATGTGCGCAAAGCCGGGCGAGCAAAGTTTACCACGGGCAAACAGATTATCAAGTGCTGGGAAACCACCTATTTATAACAATTCAAAATTACGAAATATGAAAGCGATTTATTACTGCATCCTTTTCGTGCTGGGCTTCATAGCCATAATCGGCATTTTCTCAGAGCCGGAGCCAGCATTAGACACGGCACGCTGGACTACTGTTTTTGTCGTATCGAAGTCCGTAGGCTTTGCCGCCGGATATATCGCATACCGTCTGATGGTGCGCTGGGAAAAAGAGGGAAAGATAAAGTTACCCGATGATGACGAAGTTTAATAATACAATAAATAACAGAGTTATGCAACCAATCCAAATTAACGTACAGGTTAATATCGGACTTACCAGCGAACTATTTACGCTGCTTTCGTCCGTAGTGAACCGTCCGGCGCAGTTGGCGGAATTGCCAGCAGCACCGAGGAACAAGAAACCGGCGAAGCCTCAACCGGAGCCGAAGCCGGAAGTAACCAACCAGCCGACCCCGACCGATGGCCAGGCCACGGCAGCGAAGCCGGAACCGGAACCCGAAGCCCCGGCGGAAACTGCGGAACAGGAGCCAGCACCGGAACCACAACCGCAGGCACCAGCCAAAGAGGAAACAAAGGAGTACACCGAGGTAGATGTACGGGCGGCGATGGATAGAACCCGCAGGCGTATCGAGGGCGAGAACTACAAGGAAAAGACCGATAGCGAGGGGTACAAGAAGTGGCACCGGGTACTGACCGGATGGTTTAAGAACACGGCGGCGATGTTTGGCGCAGAAAAGCCAAGCGCATTACCCGACAGCGAGAGCCGCGCCAAATTCATAGCGTGCTGCGATGCGGTGCAGGTGAAAGGCGATGAACTGGTAGAAGATTGTCCGTTTTGACCTATGGGAGCACACGCACTATTAAGCCCGTCCGCCGCGCACAGGTGGATTAACTGCACAGCCGCACCACGGCTGGAGGCGACAGTAGAGGACAGCGGCAGCAGTTATGCCGCAGAGGGAACATTAGCGCACGCCTACTGCGCTATGAAACTGAAAGAGTTTTTAGGCTTCGACATTTCCGATGAGGTGGCAGAGATAGCCGAACTGGATAGCCAATACCACACCGGGGAAATGGACGAATACACGGACACATACAAGACTATCGTACTGGAGAAATACAACGCTGCACGCACCAATGTATCGGATGCGCAGCTGCTGATAGAAACCCGGTTAGATTTCAGCAACTATATACCGGACGCTTTCGGAACTGCCGATGCTATCATAATCGCAGACGGCACGATGGAGGTTATAGACTTCAAGTATGGCAAGGGCGTGAAAGTGTCAGCATACCGTAACCCCCAGATGATGATATACGCGCTGGGCGCATACGACCGGTTTAACTTCGAGTACAAGATAGACCGTGTGCGCATGACTATCGTACAGCCGCGTATTGACAACCTAAGCGAGTTTGAGTTATCCGTATCCGATTTGCTGGCATGGACGGATGAAGTGCTGATACCAAAAGCAAATGAGGCATACAGCGGAAACGGCGTACAGGTGCCGGGCGACTGGTGCCAATTCTGCAAGGTTAAAAGCATCTGCCGAGTGCTTACTCAGAAATGCACCGGCGCAGCCTCAGAACACCCAGACCCGAAACTGTTAAGCCCGGAAGAACTGGCCACGGATGTACTGCCGATGCTGGCTACGGTTAAAACATGGCTGGCAGGCGTGGAGGATTACGCGCTGCAACAGGCGTTAAGCGGTGTACAGTTACCCGGCTGGAAAATCGTAGAGGGGCGCAGCGTCCGAAAGATTACCAACCAAGAAGCCGCAGCCGTGGCACTGAACAAAGCCGGATACAAGACCACAGAGATATATAAGCCGCAGGAACTGCGAACCATTACCGAACTGGAGAAGCTGGTAGGAAAGAAACAGTTTGCCGCTATCTGTAGCGACTATATCGAAAAGCCGCAGGGCAAACCGACACTGGCACCGGAAAGCGACAAACGCCCGGCGATAGACCCAGTAGCGGATGATTTCAAAGGCATAAATCTATGAGCCTATGCAGGTAGTGTTTGATTTCGTTATGCAGCATCCGTTTTGGGCTTTGTATCTGGCTATCCTGCTGGGCATAGCGATACACGGATTTAGAAGCAACAAAGACAAATAAAGTGTTTAACATCAAAAATTTATAGCAATGATTACACCAGTAGTAAAAGAAACAAAAGTAGTTTTCGGCCCGTGCCGACTGAGTTACACCCACGTATTTAGCAAGTTTGCCCCGGACGGTGACACCGCCAGCGGCAAGTACATGACAAACGTACTGATACCGAAAGAGGAAAAGGAAACCATTAAGGCTATCCAGCAGGCTATCGAAACAGCCAAAAAATCTGGTATCGTATCGAAGTGGGGCGGCAAAGAGCCTAAAAAACTGGATATGCCGCTGCGTGACGGCGATACCGACAAAGACGATGACGAAGTATATGCCGGACATTTCTACGTGAACGCAAAGAGCAACACACGCCCCGGTATCGTAGACAAGAACAAAGCCCCTATCGTGGACGAGGATGATATATATAGCGGCGTTTGGGCTATCATGTCGGTAACATTCTACGCCTATGACGTAAACGGAAACCGTGGCGTGGCGTGCGGACTTAACAACATTATGAAGTACAAGGATGACGAGCGACTGGGCGGCAGAGCATCTGCCGAAAGCGACTTTGCCGACCTTGATATGGAAGATGACGAAGATTTGTAACTGACTACTGACATTTGCCCGGTGTGGGTGCATCCTGCACCGGGCTATTAAAAGGAAACGATATGCAAGAGATATTATTAACCATAGCAGAGCGATGCCACGCAGCGGCAACGAAGCGAGGCAAGGATACCACGGGTGTAGGCTGCATCCAATCTTTGCGCATGGAACTGCGCGAGTATTGGAAAGCCGCCGACAAAGCCACAGAAACGCCAGAATTTGACGAAATAATAGAGCAGGCGGGCAAACTATCGGACGAAGATTTTGCGGCTTACTATGAGGCTAATTTGCACAATACGGCGGCAGACGAACTGGCAGACATTCTGATAGTGGCCGCTACGTGGCTGTGGGAAGCCAAAGCGGAAGCAGGCGGCGATTTCAAGCCGGAGCGGTCTATAGATGTAATGCTGCTATCCGGGGCTGTGCAGTTTGTCTGCGGACGCATGGCAGACCGGCACGACATAGAGCGTCTGCGCAAAATGGTTAATCTGAAAATGCGGTTTAACGAGTTGAGAAAGGATTAGCCGGATGCGCGAGATAGGGATAGACATAGAAACCTACAGCAGCCACGACCTTACAAAGTGCGGCGTTTACCGCTATGTGGAGGCCCCGGACTTCGCTATACTGCTGTTTGGCTACTGCGTGGATAGCGGCCCGGTATCGTGCGTGGATTTGGCGCAGGGCGAACAGATACCACCCGAAGTATTTGCCGCACTGACCGACCCGGAAGTAGTCAAGACGGCATTTAATGCGGCTTTCGAGCGCGTCTGCATAGGCAGGTACTTTTTCGGCAAACCGTTAGACCCTGCACAGTGGAAATGCACGATGGTACGTGCTGCACGCATGGGTCTGCCGTTATCGCTGGAGCAATGCGGCGAAGTGTTGAGGCTGGAAAACGGAAAAATGAAAGAGGGTAAAACGCTTATCCGCTATTTTTCCACACCGACCAAAGGCAAACGGCACTTACCAAGCGATGCGCCGGACAGATGGGATATTTTCAAACAATACAATATCCGTGATGTCGAAGTAGAGCAGCAGATTTTGGCGAAAGTGCGCAGGCTGGAGCCAGCCGCATTTGACGAAAGGCTGTACACGGTTGACCAGATTATCAACGACCGGGGCGTGCTGTTAGATAGGCAGCTGGCAGAAAATGCCACGCGCTTTGATGACGAATACAAAGCGCAGCTGTTAGATGAAGCCAAAGCACTAACGGGTCTGGAAAACCCGAACAGCCCGGCACAGATAAAAGACTGGCTGCACAAGGCTACGGGTATGTCGGTTGACAGCTTAAACAAAAAAAATCTGGACGATTTGGAAAACCAGCTTATCTACTGGCCGAAAGCGCAAAAAGTATTAGGCATACGGCGCGAAATGGGTAAGACCTCAACGAAGAAATACTGTGCTATGCTGGAATGTGTCTGCGATGATGGACGCATACACGGTCTGTTACAGTTCTGCGGCGCAGCACGTACCGGGCGGTGGGCTGGCAGGCTGGTACAGGTGCAGAACTTACCGCAGAACCATTTGCCGGATTTGGACTACGCACGCCAACTGGTTAAAGCCGGAGATTTGGACGATTTCGAGCTGAACTACGCTAACCCCACTTATGTACTATCCGAACTGATACGCACGGCGTTTATCGCCAAGCCCGGCTGCACTTTCCATGTCTGCGACTTTTCAGCCATAGAAGCACGTGTAATAGCGTGGCTGGCTGGGGAGCAGTGGGTATTGGACGTGTTTCGTGGCGGCGGCGACATATACTGCGCTACCGCCGGGCAAATGTTTCACTGCAAGGTAGAGAAGCACGGCGAAAATGCGGAACTGCGGCAAAAGGGTAAGATAGCCGTGCTTGCATTGGGTTACGGTGGCGGCGTGGCCGCACTGGAAAACATGGGCGGTAGCCGCATGGGATTAAGCCAGACGGAAGAAAAGGACATAGTAGTACGTTGGCGGTCTGCGAACCCCCGTATAGTCAAGCTCTGGGTTATCATTGAAACCGCAGCCGTAAGAGCCATAAAGACCGGGGAACGTATCACCATTAACAGGGGCATAGTCGTATCGTACCGCTGGGGTATGCTGCTGATAACCCTACCGTCCGGGCGCACTATCTGTTACCCACGCGCCGGTATCGGCATGGAAAGTAACGATGGCTGGAGAGGCGACCACGAGATTATCGAGTACGAAGGGCTGAACCAGACTACGAAGAAGTGGGAAAAGATACGCACCTACGGCGGCAAGCTGACCGAGAACGTGGTACAAGCCATAGCCCGTGACATTCTGGGGCATATCATTCTGCGTGCAGAGGATGCAGGGCTGCACATTGTTTTCCATATCCACGATGAGATAGTAGTAGAAGCCGAACCGGGGCAGACACTACAGAGCGTGGAGGCGATTTTTAGCAAACCTATTGACTGGTGCCGTGACCTACCACTGAAAGGCGCAGGCTACACGACACCTTATTACCTAAAAGACTAAGAGTATGACAGACAGAAGATTTTTAAGGTTTTACTATGCTGCTATAAAGCGGTACGGTGATAAACGCTGGACTGCGCACCATGACGTAATAGAGTTTAACCCTAACTACACGGTAAGCGTCAGCGGTTGTGAAAAAGGAGATTTCGAGTACAACGGCGATAAACCGTATATCGTGGAACTTTCCAACGGCACTAAGTTTTTGTGCTTTTTCCACAACTTCGGCGATGCGCTGGATGACGAAATACTAAGCGCACACGGCGAAGCAGCTAACACCTATGTAGGTGATGAGTGTGTAAAGAAAGTGGCAAAGAACATTAACAAATTAAACCAGTATTGATATGAACAATTTAAGCGACAGACAGAATTTGCGTTATGAGTTGCTGAAAGCAAATAACTATGATGTAGACAACGCCAAAAAGTGCTACGACTTTGTAGCAGGTGACGAACCACAGAGCCAGTCGATAGCAGGTACTACGAAACTGGCAGACGGCATTTATATAATGTACGGGAAACACGCTGTACTGTTTACTGGGCAGGAAGTATCGGCGCAGGGTTGCACGGGTATAGGCGTTAACTTCGGCGGTAAATCGCTGATTTTGGCGACAGAAGATATTAGCGATAATGGCATAGAGCTGACAACCCAGCAAGGCGGCACACGCTTTATCACCAACTACCACCAAGCCGCAGAGGATATGGACGGCAAAGCCGCCACGGACGATATACGCGACATTCTGAACATGGGTATATCTGATGATGAGTACATACCCAGTTTAGGTGAACTGTATTTTATTCTGGCGCATTTTACCCAGATTAACGCTGCGCTGAAAGCCGTAGGCGGCGAACCGCTGCACGATGATTGGTACTGGAGCAGCACGCAATACAGCGCGACCCATGCGTGGTATTTGACCCTCAGCGATGGCTACGCGTGCCACGGGCTTACTAAGGCTACGACCCAGTATAGGGTTAGGCCCGTTTCAGCATTTTTACCCCTAAACAGTTAATCTTTAGTAGTTAAACTTTAGCCCGGCGAAAGCCGGGCATTAAAATCCTCAGATATGAAATACTTTGCGTCCTGTAGTTTCGGGAAAGATAGTATAGCCACTGTGCTATTAGCCATACAACATAAAGAGCCGTTAGACGGCATATTATTTACGGAAGTGATGTTTGATGCGTCCAGAAATATATCCGGCGAAATACCAGAGCATATAACATGGATAAAAAACACAGCCATACCAAAACTGGAGAGCATGGGCGTTAAAACTCAAATCCTGCACAGTGACCGCGACTATATGTATTTTTTCAAAAACGCCGTAGGGGGGGGGAAGCACGCAGGCAAACTCTACGGCTTTCCACTGGCAAGAAAATGCGTGATAAATCGCGATTGCAAAGTTAAGCCGATAAAACAATATCTGCGGAATATGGGCAAAAACGTAACAGAGTACATAGGCATTGCGGCTGATGAACCGAAACGGTTACAGCGACTAAATGACCGCAAAATATCGCTGTTATCTAAATATGGTTACACAGAAGAAATGGCAAAGGAACTGTGCCGGAAACATAACCTGCTATCGCCTATATACGACACCGACACACGGGGTGGCTGTTGGTTTTGCCCTAATGCCAAAATATCCAGTTTATCCCGGTTACGCAAATTGCACCCGGACTACTGGCAGGAATTGGAGGCATTAAGCCATACGCCTAATTTATGCAGTTACGGATTTAGGTACGGGCAAACCTTACAGGAAGTATCGGCAAAGATAGATAAATACGATGAGAGGCAGAACATACGAGAAAGACAGTTATCACTATTTCCCGAATTAGAACACTATTAAAATATGATTGTACTAAGTTTATTTGACGGTATGAGTTGTGGGCAAATTGCATTACAGCAGCTGGGCATTAAGGTAGATAAGTTTGCCATAGCCCAGACAAAAGAACCGAAGCCGAGGAACTGCGGTAACTGCCTGCTTTGCATACATACCTATATGGGTAGTGAATGTAGCCTAACTGACAACGCAGTGGACGATGCGCAGGACGGCTGTATAGATTATATCCCGGAGGACTGAACTATGAACGATAACGAGAATTTAAGCAGCATACCGGCACAGGTAACATCCGAGCAGCTGCACAGGTTGTATGACCGTCTGGATGATGAGGCCACACCCTACGCATTGAGAGTAGGCAAAGGCGAAAACCATTTGAAAGCGATAACTATATACTGCGATGGCAAAGACGTGGACTATTTCACTAACATTCTGAACAATGAAATTTAAGCTGAAATATGATTTTACGGTAGATTTGGCTACGGCCCACACGCGCACATCTAAGAAGTGGCGTAACCGACACTGGCAATGGAGCGAGCTATTAGAGCGATGCAGCGAAACGAAACGCACCGGCGAAACAGCAGCGGAGTACGCACGCATGAGCCGTGAGGAGCAAAGCAACATTAAGGACGTGGGCGGCTTTGTCGGCGGCTATCTAAGTGGCGGCATACGAAAAAATACAAACGTGCTGTACCGCAGTGTAGCCACACTGGATATAGACTATGGTACGGTGAACGTCTGGGATGACTTTACTATGGCTTTCAACTTCGCGGCCATGCTGTACAGCACGCACAAGCACAGCAAGGAAACACCGCGCTACCGTCTGGTATTTCCGTTGAGCCGACAGGTAACGCCAGCCGAATACGAGCCTATTTGCCGGAAAATTGCAGCCGAGCTGGGTATAGACCTTTTCGATGACACGACCTATGAACTACCGCGACTTTTCTACTGGCCCAGCACTTCAAAGGACGCGGACTATGTGTTTGAGTGGCAGGACGGCCCGGCGTGCAACGTTGACAAGATACTGGCGCAATATGTTGACCCGTTCGATGTGAGTGCGTGGCCGATGTCAAGCCGTGAGAACACGGTAATAGCACATGAGATAAAAAAGGCAGGCGACCCCACCGAGAAGCAGGGCATAATCGGCGCATTTTGCCGGGCATATACCATAGAGGAAGCGATAGAGCGGTTTTTAGGCGACTACTACGAGCCGACAGGCACGCCGGGGCGGTACACCTACAAGATGGGCAGCGTGGCTGGCGGTCTGGTGTGTTACGAACACAAGTTTGCATACAGTCACCATGAAACCGACCCGTCAAGCCGTCAACTGTGCAACGCTTTCGACCTGTGCCGCATACACCTGTACGGTGTCAAGGATGAGGGGAGCCGGGCAACGGACGTAACGCGCAAGCCGTCTTATGCGGAAATGCAGGAATTTGCCAGCAAGGACAAAAACGTAAAGCTGCTGATGGCAAGGGAGCGCAGCGCGTCCGTGGCTGACGATTTCGGCAGCGTGGAGGTGCCGGACGATTACAGCGATGAGTGGAAAGCCGATTTGGAGTACACAAAATCCGGCAAGCTGCTGGGGAACATCCAAAACATAATACTGATACTGGAAAATGACCCTGCGCTGAAAGGCCACATAATACATGATGAGTTTACAGGCTTTGACGCTGTGGTGGGCGGTCTGCCGTGGAACAAGTCAGCAAGGAACTGGAGCGACCGGGACGATGCGAATTTGCGTGTATGGCTGGAAAGGAACTACGACATAACGGGAAAAGACAAAATCTATGATGCGACTACAGCCGTACTGACACGGCACAGCTACCACCCTATCAAAGACTATCTGAACAGCCTAAAATGGGATGGCACGCCACGGCTGGAGCGGCTGATTATAGATTATATCGGTGCTGAAGATACGGAGTTAAACCGGGCTATGACGCGCAAGCATTTCACGGCGGCGGTTACGCGCATATTCCAGCCGGGCTGCAAATATGACTACTGCTTAATCCTTACAGGCCCGGAGGGTGCCGGAAAATCTACGCTGTTGGGCAAGATGGGCGGCAGCTGGTTTAACGACAGCATAACCACGACTGAGGGCAAAGAGGGCATGGACCAGCTGCGCGGCGCATGGATTATCGAAATGGGCGAACTTGCCAGTATCAAACGCAGCGATGTAGAGAGCGTGAAAGCCTACCTATCCAAGCGCATAGACATATACCGGGCCGCATACGACAGGCGCAAAGCCGAACATCCGAGGCAGTGCGTTTTCTGCGGCACTACTAATGAAGCCCTGTTTTTGAAAGGCGACAACGGGAACCGGCGATTTTGGGTTATCGCCGTTGACCCTGCACTGCGGAAGCACAAGGACTGGCAGGCGGCGTTAGACCGTGACCGTGACCAGCTTTGGGCAGAAGCCGTGGAGTATTACAGGCGCGGTGAAAAACTGTATTTAGATGACCGATTAGAAGCCGAGGCAAGGCAGAGGCAGGAAGCATATAACGATGACAGCGACGACCCTATGGTGGCTATGTTGTACAAGTTTCTGGATATGAAACTGCCTGCTGACTGGCCCACACGCGACATAGCGGACAGGCGCAGGTACATACGCACGCCAGACCCACTGCAAGCCGAGGGCGTGGAGGTGCGCACCAGAGTTTGCGCAGCCGAATTTGTCTGCGAGCAACTGGGCCGCGATATGGCAGACAAGGAATTTAAGTACCTGACACGTAGGGTTAATAAAATCATAGACAGTTTGCCTAATTGGGAGCCAGTTAGCACCAGCCGACACGCCGAAAGGTGGTATGGCAGACAGAGGGCATTTAAGCGGATAGATAATACGGAAAGTGAGGACGATATATAAGTAACGGATATGGCAGCAAACATTAAAATGTCAACAAAAAAAATGAGCGAGCGAAAAAAGCATATTTGTTTTAGATGTCAACGGCATTTTTTGTTGACACGGTTTGTTGACACGGTTTGTTGACGCAAAAATATCTGAAAATCAAACGCTTATATAATTTGTCAACAAAGAAACAAAAAAAGTAGTAGTAAGATATAGTTAATGTGATTTATAGAGTTATACCCACTTATACGCATAAAAACGTATGTCTGTATGCGCGTAAAGGATATTATAGGAAAAACAAAAAATAGCGTTGACATGAAAAAGAACATAACAAATATAGTCAAGCACGCCGATGTATCGGAGAAGATGATAGAACGCTACCTGTGCGACAGCGTTAAAAAAATGGGTGGTGTGTGCCTAAAGTACAGTAACGCTGGCATGGTGGGCTATCCAGACCGCATTTGCCTGTTATCCGGCGGCGTGGTTTTCTGGGTGGAACTGAAAAGCAAGGACGGCAGACTGAATGAGGCGCAAAAGATACGCATACGCCAACTGCGCGGCATGGGCCACACGGTTAACGTGTGCCGGAGCAAAGAGGATGTGGACGAAGTGTTAGAACCTTATAAATGCCGTGACCTATGATTTACAAGCCATACGACTACCAGCGCACAGCGATGCAGTGGATTATCGACAAGCCACACTGCGGACTGTTTTTAGACATGGGGCTGGGCAAAACGGTGTCAACGCTGACCGCCATACAGCAGCTGATAGATGACTGCGAGATTAGCCGCACTTTGGTAGTGGCCCCTAAAAAGGTTGCGGAAACCACATGGAGTACGGAGGCCGAAAAGTGGGAACACCTGCACGACCTCAAAGTGGTTAAGGTTATCGGAACGGAAAAGCAGCGGTGTATGGCTTTGGCGCAGAAAGCCGATGTGTATGTGACCGGGCGCGATAACTTTGTTTGGCTGGTGGGCAAATACGGTGGCAAACTGCCGTTTGACGCACTGGTGATAGATGAGCTTACCAGTTTCAAGAGTGCAAAGAGCGAAAGATTTAAGGCCATGCGCATAGCCGTGCCGAGCGTCAAACGTGTTATCGGTCTGACTGGCACCCCGGCGCCAAACGGGCTTATAGACCTATGGGCGCAGATGTACTGCATAGACCAAGGCCAAAGGCTGGGCAAGTCTATCAGCAAATACCGTGAGGCGTATTTTGAAACGCACAAGTGGAATAACATAATAGTCCGCTGTGATGTGAAAAAAGGCTGTGAGGAAATAATAAGGGCGAAGATAGCCGATATATGCCTAAGTATGCAGGCAAAAGACTACCTGCAACTGCCGGACATGATAATGCACACAGCCAAAGTGTACCTAAGCGAAAAGACGATGGCAGCATACACCAAGTTTGAGAAAGAAAAGGTTTTGGAGTTCACCGCCGAACACGGAAACGAGCCTGCAAACATTCTGGCTAATTCAGCGGCAGGTCTGATGAACAAGCTAAGCCAGTTTGCCAACGGCGCAATATATGACGAAGATATGCAGGTACACAACATCCATAACGAGAAAATAGACCGTCTGGCAGAGATAGTGGAGGCGGCAAACGGTAATAGCGTGCTGGTATTCTACCAGTACAAACACGACATACCGCGTATCACATCCCGGCTGAAAGGCTATGATGTACGAGTTTATCAAGGCGAAAAGGATTTGAAAGACTGGAACGCCGGAAAGATAGACGTACTTTTGGCGCACCCTGCAAGTACGGCGTATGGGCTGAATATGCAGGAGGGCGGCCACTATATCGTATGGTTTGGCACCGGCTGGAATTTGGAACACTACCAGCAGGCAAACGCCAGACTGCACAGGCAGGGGCAGAAATACCCTGTTACGGTCTATAACCTTATATGCGCCGGTACGGTGGATGAGCGGGCCAGTGCCGCTTTGGAGGGGAAAAAGGGCGTACAGCAGAGCTTATTAGACAGTCTTAATTACTTAATACGGAAACACTGTGAGCAATAGGAAGCGTGTAAACATATCGTTAGACCCGGCGACTTATGAGAAGTTGCAAAGGGTACAGCGCGAACATGGGTTTAAGAACCTGTGCGAGCTGGTGGTAGCGTTTGCGCATATACTTATAGACCGTATGGAAGTGGCAGAGGAAAGGAAATACGATTTGCCCGAAGATGACGGGCGATATATAGATGCGATGTTTGACGATTTAAGCAATGTACACAGAGTGCCGGACGGAACGGTACCAGTAAGGCACAATAACAAGAAACTTAAATGATACTGATATATGGCTAAGGACAAGGAATATAACAAGCTGATACATACTACACGGTGGTTAAAGCTAAGACGCGATGTATTAACCGCACATCCTTTGTGTCAGAGATGCAAGGATAACGGACTGCTGACACCAGCCACAGAGGTACACCACATCCGACCTGTAGAGGAAGCGTTTACACACGCAGAGAGGGCGCAGCGTATGTATGACCCACACAACCTACAGGCATTATGCCACGACTGCCATGTTAAGGTACATACAGAGATGGGCAGGGGTGGCAAGGATGCGACACGAAAGCGCAACGAAAAGCAGGTGCAGGATATTATAAAAAAATTTTTTGGAAGCCCGGACGATTAGGCCGGGGGTACTTTTTTAAGACGGGGGTAGTGCCGTTAAACCTCGCCCCCACTCTTTTAAGTGTGCGAGAAAATTTTTGGAAATGTGGAACTTTGGACGAAAACGAATAAAAATATAGCAATAATGGCGAAAACTGTTAATGATTACAAAACGGAGATAATAAAGGTGCTGAAAGCCCACAAACTGTACAGCAAAGGTCTGGATATGCAGGTTATATCGCTTGCCAGTGCTTTGCGAAATTTGGAAATGGCAAACGACCAGATAGACACGCTGACAGAAACGACCGTGTGGGAGAAAACCCGGTACGGCGAAAAGTTGGCCCCACATCCTGTTTTCAAAATCGCCAAAGAAGCGCAGGAACTGGTAACACGCCAGATGAAAGCGTTAGGACTGACGGCAGAGGATTTGGCAGGAGAGGTGGAAGATGACCCACTGGTTAACCTTACCAAGAAATTAGCCAAGAAACGCAAGCAGCCTAAGATTATCAAACCGAACACCAACGAATGACAGAGGAAGAAAAGGACAAACTACGGCAAGCGAAAGCAGACGTTACCGACCTGTTGGCAAGCACTGACATAGACCGTTACCGACTAACCGAAGTGGATAGCCGGTTAGACGGCTATGTGCGCGAAGTGGCAAGCAACCCGGACGGACATAACCTGTATGAGCAGCTGGCAGTAGCGCGGTTTTTCAGACTGTGCGACAAATACGGCATTAACGCTACCGAGGTGTGGCAGTTTTTCGACTTGTACGAAAGTCTGTACTTTCCGGGCAAGGCCGGACAGCAACGCTACAAGCTGACCCCTGTACAGGCTTTCCAGTTTGCCAGTATCTTTGCGTTTTGGCATGACGGCAAACGTGTGGTGCGTGAAGTGGTGCTATATGTGCCGCGTAAATTCAGCAAGACAACCAGCACAGCGTCACTGGCAATATACGACTTGCTGTATGGCGATGCAAACGCCGAGAGCTACACTGGGGCGAACAGCAACGACCAAGCTAAAAAATGCTTTGATGTGATACGCGGCTGTATGCGAAAGTTAGACCCGAAAGAACGCAGGTACATAGTGAACGAACAGACCATTAAGAGCCGCAGGAAAGACCGCACAGCATTTGCGCAGTGCCTTACCGCCAACGCAAGAACCAAAGACGGACTGAACGCCAGCACGGTTATTATGGATGAGTTTAGCCAAGCACGCAGCAGCGAGTTACTGACCGTGCTAACTACGTCTATGGGCGTGCGTGAAAATCCGCTGACCGTGATAATAACTACTGCGTCTGACGTGTTCGACGGGCCGTTTTATGAGATGTTGCAGGGCTACAAGTCCGTACTATTAGGGGAGTATGAAGATGACAGCGTGTTTGTGCATATTTTCGAGCCGGATTTAGACGACCCGGAAGATGCGGAAAGCACGTGGCGCAAAGTACATCCGCATTTGGGCGTGACAGTAAGCATGGATTTCTACAGGCAGGAATATAAAAACGCACTGCGTAATGGCAGCGAGGCCATGTTAGCTTTCCGTACCAAGTTGCTAAACCTGTATGCCGAGAATGAGCAGCGCAGCTGGATTAGTAGTACGCTGGCCCGACACATAAGCAGGCCGATAAACATAGACGGCATAAAAGGTAGGCCCGATGCAATGGTAGCGATAGACCTAAGCGAAAGCGATGACTTTAGCGCGGTGACTATGGGTATGTATGATGTGGCGCACAAAAATTTCTTTTTCTACACGTCCTATTTCTTTCCGGCCGGTGCTTTGCCAGGACACCCTAACGAAAAGCTGTACAGGGTGTGGGCTGAAAAAGGCTATCTGATACTGACCGATGGCGATGTGATAGACTACAGGCGCATAGTGGACTATGTACTGTATCTTAACCAGCACGTCCGAGTGCTGGGCATAGGCTATGACCCGTGGAAGTCGCAGGAAGTTATAAATATGCTGGCAGCGTCCGGCGCAGGCAACGTGATTAAGGGTGTGCGGCAGACCTACGGAGTGTTTACCGCGCCGGTAGAAAGTTTTGAGCACGGGGCAAAGACTGGCCATGTTTTCATAAACGACAACCCTATTAACGCCTACTGCTTTGGAAACGCAGTGCTGGATAGTGACAAGCTGGAGAACTGCAAGCCGGTGAAGCGCAAAGCTAATCAGAAAATAGATGGAGTGATAACCATGCTGATGTGTATGCGTCTGTTTATCGACTACGAGCGATAAAAATTTTTCGGGGCTGGTACCAGATACCGACTTTTCCGTGTAGGGTAGAAACAGTTTATTATTGGGAATGGGTATTTTTACCAACATACGGAATTTATTTAAGCGAAGCAATACAGCCGGAGCCAGTACAGGAAAGGCAAACACACCGCGCACAGGCGGCGTGCCGCTGCTTTCGTCTGGCTTTGCGCTGAATGTTGCTACCGTTTACCGGTGTGTAAACCTGTTGGCGGACAGCGTAGCCAGTCTGCCAGTGCAGTATATGCGCAAGAAAGGTAATATTTTCGTGGAAGACCGCAGCGACCGTATGCACTATCTGCTGAATGTGCAGCCGTGCGCATATCTTTCGGCGATAGATTTTTGGCAAATGGTTGTGCGTTATGTGCTGCTGAGGGGTAACGCTTATATCGTCCCGGTCTATGATTACAGTATGGAAGTGGGGCGGCTGGCACTGGTTGACCCGGCGTGCGTGGCACATGACACGGTTAATGACACGTACACCATTAACGATGTTTATGCAGGTATCAGCGGCGTATATGACGAAAGCGAAGTTATCCACATAAAGGGCTACAGTCTGGACGGCAAAACCGGGTTATCAGTGCTGAGTTTCGCACGCATAACGCTGGATATTACCAGCACCGGCGACCAAGAGACATTAAACAGGTTTGCCAACGGTGGCAATGTCCGGGGCATAGTCAGCAACGATACCAGCGTGCGAGGCTTTGGCGAGTACCAAGATAAGGAACTGCAAAAGACCGCTACCGATTTAGACGAAAGGTTTAGGAATGGTGAGCGCATAGTATCACTACCGGGGCAGGTGCAGTTCAGTCCGATTTCATTAAGCAGCACTGATATGCAGTTTTTGGAAACGCGCAAATTCAACGTCCGCGAGATATGCCGTTTCTTTGGTGTGCACCCGAGTTTTGTGTTTGATGATACCAGCAATAATTACAAGTCTGCGGAAATGGCAAACGTGGCTTTCCTCACAAACACGCTTAATCCGTTTTTGCGCAAAATCGAAGTGGAACTGCACAGGAAGTTAGTAGCACCTAATTTGTGCTGCAAACGGAAATTCCAGTTTGACCGGCGCGGATTGTATGCGTGCGATTTGGATAGCCGGATAAAGTACCAAGCACAGACGATAGCCGCAGGGCTGTACACCGTCAATGAATGGCGTGCCGAGGAAAACAAACCGCCAGTGGAGGGCGGCGATACGGTGCTGGTATCGGCGAACCTAAAGAACATAGACGAACAGCAGGCACAGCCAGAGCCGACACCGGCAACGAATGAACCAGATAACAACCAGTCCGGGACTACCACCGAGGAGCCGGACAAAAACGGAGATAGAGACGATGAAAAGGAATAAAGACACAGTAGTAAATCGCATACTGCATACCATTTCTGATTTGCGTGTGCGTGAGGCCCCAGAGGGGCAAGCAGCCAGTAGAACTATTACCGGCTATGCTATCCTGTTTGGCGTGCCGTCCGAACCGCTGTACGACTACGAGGATGAGGAAGCGCGCGAGGTTATAGCACCCGGCGCGGTAACTAAAGAGCTGCTGGACGGTTGCGATATTAAGATGACCATGTTTCACGATAGGCAGCTGATATTAGCACGCAGTAAGAACGGCGCAGGTACACTGACCTACGGCGTGGATGACAAAGGAGTGTATTTTGAGTTTGAGGCCCCTAATACCGTGGACGGTGATAAGGCACTGGAACTGGTTAGGCGCGGTGATATATCCGGCTGTAGCTTTGCTTTCAGTACCCACTATTACGACAGCGCGTATGTTTCACGAGACGTGCAGCGTGTGGACGGTAAGACTATCATAACGTACACGGTTAATGTGATAACCGGCATTTATGATTTTACGCTGGCAGCAGACCCGGCATATCCAGATACCAGCTGCGAGGCTGAGACCCGCGAACTGGTTAAGGCTTTGAGAGAGCCGGACGATGACAAAGCGGAACGAGAAAATAAAGTGCGTGAGCAAGTGCGTGAAATGCGCCGCGCTGCTACGCTACCATTATAAAGAATGTTTAACCACTTAAAGTTTTTTGTATGAGTAAGAAAACGGTAAATGTGCGTGAGTTGGTAAACAAGTATCAGACCAACTGCGACCGTATCGGCGAGATTGCCGATTTGTGCGAGAAAGAGCAGCGCGAGCGTACCGAGGCTGAGACCGCCGAGTATAACGCGCTTATGCGAGAAAACCAGCTTTTGCAGATGAAGATGCAGGCAGTGGCTGTAGAGCAACTGCGCGAAAACCCCAACACGTCTGCGGAAGCGTCCCGGATTATCCGCGAGAACGTAGCGGCAGGCCGACAGACCCGGATTATGCTGATGCGTGATTTGGTTATGGTATCGGATGTTACCGCCGGTGGGATTATTCCTGTAAAGATGCAGGATATTTTAGACCCACTGGTAGAGGGGCTGATTTTGGATAAAGTCGGTCTGCCTATGCCTACAGGTTTGGCAGGTGATTATATCTGGCCCACCTACGAGACTGTGGAGGCATCGATACAGGGCGAGGGCGTGGCACTTACCGACACCGAAATTTCTATGTCCAAACTGACTGCCTCACCTCAGCGTATCGGTATCGCTATCCCTGTTACCCGGCAGGCTATCAACCAGACCGAGGGCGTGGTAGAAATGATTGTTAAGAAGCTGATGCCGCTTTCGGTTACAATGCTTCTGAACAAAATCATGTTTAGCACTACGAAAGTTACAGGTGCTACGACACTGGTAGGCCCGTTTGTGGCATTGGCAAGTAGCCCGGTAGAAGTGAGTGCCGAACCTACGTTCAAGGATTTCAACAAGGTTAAGGCAAAGGTACTGGCTACCGGCGTTGATGGTGAACACCTTTGCTGGGTTATGACTAAGGCGCAGAAAGCTATCGCCGAGGCAACACCGAAAGATGCAGGTAGTGGCATTATGGTTTGTGAAAACGACCATATCGCAGGTCTGCCGGTATTCACTACAAACTATATCGGTGAGGGCTTTATAGGTCTGGGCGATTGGCGTTACCAGCCTATGGGTCTGTTTGGCGACATTTCATTTATCATAGACCCGTACAGCCAAGCACGCAAAGACGCTGTGGATTTTGTGCTTAACGTGAACTACGGCACTACCACGCTGCGCACAGAGGCTTTTGCGCTGGCAAAGTGCAAAGCCGCAGCAGGTGTAGGCGGATAATGAGATTAGGAACATAGGTTTAGTTTTATAAGATTGTTTGATTATGGCTACAGTGGATATAGCACTACTTAAATCGCACGTCCGGGCAGATGACTTTAGCGATGATGACCAGTATTTGGCGCAGTTGCTGGAGGCAGCGGAAGAATATGTAACGACCGCTACCAACCGCAGCGCAGATGAATTGCTGGAAATGGGGGACGGTGAGCATTTACCGGCTACGTTACAGCAGGCAGTTTTATTGATTGCCGGACACTGGTACAACCAGCGCGAAGCCGTTAGCGGCGTGCAGATGGCGGAAGTGCCATATACACTGCAAGCCTTAATTAAACCGTATCGCAAACTGGTAGATGAAGTTACGGAATGAGAGCAGGCGCACTGAAATATAAGCTGGAGTTACTGGAGCCAAAACGCACCACAGACCGCATGGGGGCTGAAAAGGTAGAATATACCAAGACGCGCACCGTGTGGGCTGAAAGGGTTAGGGCTACAGGTACAGCCAGTGAAGAAGTCGGGGAACATTTCCCGGACTACACCGTAGAGTTTAATATACGGGACGCACACCCGGTACAGGAAAACTGGAGGGTGCGGCAGCTGGGCGGCTATCTGTACACTGTAACGAACATTATACCAAATCTGGATAAGGGCTATAAAACCCTGTTATGTGAACGAGTAAACGAATAAGTTACCACTATGGCACGAAGTGTAGCCTACGATGATAGGAATTTGCAGCAGTTATTTGCTGAACTGGAGCCAAAACGCAGATTACAAGCGATAAAGGGCGGCTTTCGCAGGGAAGCCAACAAAGTACGAAAGACGGCGATAAACAATCTGCGTAACAGCGTCCGTTCTAACAAGGATTTGGAAAAGGGCGTGCGTGCGATAGTGTTCAAGCGCAAAGCCGGATTTCGGGTTACGGTAGGCACAAAGAAAGCCGGGAAGAATGGCAAGGGCGAAGCAGGATTTCACACGAACCGCCAAGGCCTCAAAAAGCCGGTGTTAATCTGGGTGGAAGAGGGAACGCAGGAGCGAAAGACCAAAGGAAACGGCGGCAAACGTGCCGCACGGCGCAGGTCTGCACACAGGACGGGACGCATGAGGCGTTACGGTTTTATGACACAAACGCTGAATGACGTAAGAGATACTGTTACTGCCGACATTCACGATATGGTAACTGATAATGTCTTAAAGATAGCGCAAAAGTATGGGTGTAAGTAAGTCAAGTTTAAGTGCCGGTGAAATTATCCGGGATATACTGGTTAATAACGCAGAAGTGGCCGCACGTGCAAAAAAAGTCTTTCCAGTGGTGGAAGATAGCGCGGAACTGCCATACATAGTGTACAGGCGTACACAACTGGAGCAGGAACCGGCAAAAGGCAGGCGCGGTGCTGACACGGTGGGCATTGAGATACTTTGCTATACGCAGCACTATACGGAGGGCGTGGAACTGGCGGAAGCCGTGCGCGATGCGCTGGATGGAGCGCAGGGCGAGAAAGACGGTTTGGTTATGCGCAGCTGCTATCTGGCAGACAGCGAGGAAGCATGGCAGGACGATGCCTATGTACAGCAATTAGTGTTTAATGTTAAGATATAAAGAATATGGCAAAAAGCGGATATTGTAACGGTAGCGATATGCTGCTGTATGTAAACGGCAAAGCCGTTGGAAGTTGCACTACGCACACTACCACATTCAACAGTGAAACCAAAGAGCGGGCGGTTAAGCCTGTAGCGTCCGCGCCCCTAAGCAGCGGACTGTGGAAGAAGAAAGGCGTAGTAGGTTTGTCGTACTCTATCAGTGCCGAGGGTCTGGTATTCTATGACGAAACGGAATGTGGGTTTAAGACCCTGCTTGCGCTGTGGAAAGCAGGCAAGCCGGTAACGGTTAAGTGCATGGAACGTGATAACAGCGATGAACCCTATCTGGAGGGTGGCTGCGTTATTACTTCGCTGGAGCGTACAGACCCGGCGCAGGATGACAGCACCTATAGTATCAGTCTGGAAAATGACGGTGAGCCTACCACACTTGATGAAAGTGCTATTACTGAAAATACCGTAGACGCAGAAGGCTAAGAGTATGGCGAAAGTTGAGGTTACTATTAACGGAAAGGCATACCCCTGTAGGCCAACTATGGGGGCTATGCTGCGTTTCAAGAAACAAACCGGCAAAGAGGTAACGGAGATTACCAACAGCGGTTTAACCGATTTGTGTACTTACCTGTACTGCTGTGTTGCGTCCGCGTCTGCTGCGGACGGCGTGGATTTCAAAATGTCGCTATTGGAGTTTGCCGATGCGTTAGACCCCGAAGATATGGCGGCATGGGCAAACCAGATGCAGCAGAACAACGGTACAAATGGAGAAAATGCAGATGGGTTAGAAAAAAAAAGCTGAAGCCCTACGGCATATTTGATTTATTAGGTATCGCGCTGGGCTGCATACGGCTAAGTTATGACGATTTCTGCAAATTGGACTTTGAAGAATTTGCGGCAGTCTATAAAGCCTATGCAGAGCAGCGCGATACTGATTTTAAGGACAACTGGCAACGGATGCGCCTACTGGCTACCATTGTTATACAGCCGCATTTGGATAAGCGGCACAAGGTAACGCCGGAAAAGTTACTGCCTTTTCCGTGGGATAAGGCGAAAGCAAAGAAACAGCAGGCACGGATTACGCCGGATAAACAGCGTGAACGGATGGCCGATTTGGTAAAGAAATTAGGTGACGAACTTATATAACAGCAGCTATGGCAGGCAAAAGCACTATTAGCATAACATTCAAGATAGACGGCGACAGCAAGGAGTTTAAGGAACTGATAACCGATGCGGACGGGCTGAAAAAGGTAATACAGTCCACCATAACGCAATCAGACAACCTTAAAAAGTCGCTGATAAACTGGAGCCAAGGCGTACAAGCGATTAGTGCCATAACGGACACTATCGGCAATGTTTCGTCTGCTTTGTCGCAGTTTTCCGAGCGCATGAGGAGCTTACAGTCGGCAAACATAATGATAACGCAGCTGACCGGGAAAACAGGCGATGAAATGCTGAAACTGCGCAACAATGTGCAGGCGGTGGCAGAACATTTTGGCGCAGATTTTAACGAGGTGCTACAGTCCGCAAACAACCTATCTAAAGCATTTGGCATTAGCATAGACGATGCGATGAAGTTAGTGCAGGACGGGTTTGTTAGTGGAGCAAACGCAAACGGCGAATTTCTGGACACACTGAAAGAATATCCGCGCTATTTCAAGGAAGCCGGACTATCGGCGGAGGATTTTGTAGCCATTACGACCAACGCTGCACAGCAGGGCATATTTTCCGACAAGGGCGTGGATGTTATCAAGGAGGGTAATTTGCGCATACGCGAAATGACTACAGCCACTGCCGATGCGTTGAATAACATAGGCATATCCGCAGAGCAGGTGCAGGCGGACTTGCAAGCCGGGAGCATAACCACGTTTGACGTTATGCAGATGGTTGCGGCCAAGCTGAATGAACTACCGGCAAGCAGCGCAGCCGTAGGCACTGCCATAGCTGACATCTTCGGTGGGCCGGGCGAAGATGCAGGACTGGAGTATATAAAAACGCTGGCAAACATACAGCTGAACATGGACGCAGTGAAAGCGGCCACGCAGGGAACGGCAGAGCAGCAGGAGAGGCAGATACAGGCGCAGGAAAATATAAAGAACGGACTAACCAGCCTTATAGATTTGTCGGCTATCTACACGGATGTAAGGCCCTATGTGGATTTGACGGCACAAATAGGCATGGCGGCGATGGGCATAGGCAGTCTGATTAAGACTGTTAAAGCTATGAATATCCAGCAAGCCATATTAAAGACGCGCATAGTGGCCGTGGCTGCTGCGCAGAAAATGGTAACTATCGCTACTACCACATGGACTGCCGTACAAAAGGTGCTTAATCTGGTGCTGACGGCTAACCCTATCGGCTTAATCATTACCGCTATCGGATTACTGGTAACGGCATTGATACAGGCGTACAATAACTGTGAGGGCTTTAGAAAAATCGTTGATAAGGTCTGGGAGGGCATTAAGCCGTTGGCAAATGCCATTATGAACGGTTTGGCAAAGGCTTTCGAGTGGCTGGTAGAAAAGTGTAAGGAGGCGTGGGAATGGCTCAAAAACATATTGGGTTTAGGCGGCAAGAAAGTGGAGGTGGCAGTAGATGTGTCGCGTCCTAAGACCAAAGCCCCTAAGATGGATTTAAGCGGCGGCAAGACGGACACGGGCAGGTATAATTACACCCCGACTGTTAAGAAAAGCAAGGGCACAACTGATAATAAGCCGCTGTGGACGGAAGATGCAAAGACGTTAAAGGAGATAACCGATAATATCCAGATACTTAACGACAAGCTGCAAAGTGCGTCTGCTGATGAAGCCGTACTGATTAACCAGCAGATAGAGGGCTGGGAAAAGAAAGCCGAAGCCATTAGGAACGCCGGAAAAGCCACGGAAGATAATACCCCACTGTGGACGGAAGATGCAAAGACGTTAAAGGAGATAACCGATAATATCCAGATACTTAACGACAAGCTGCAAAACGCTAATGTCGATGAGGCCGCTATGCTTAACCAGCAGATAGAGTCATGGAACAAAAAAGCAGAAGCGATTAAAAACGCAGGCAAGGCAGTGGATAATACCCCACTGTGGAAAGAGGATGCAAACACGCTGGAAGAGATAGGCGATAATATCCAGATACTTAACGACCAACTACAGACAGCCACTATAGACGAAGCCGCACTGATTAACCGGCAAATAGAGGCATGGAACGAAAAAGCCGATGCGATTAGAAATGCCGGAAAAGAGGCCGAAAAAACAGCTGTTAGTACGGGCAAGGCTTTGGAAAAAGGCTGGGGCGGCATTAAGAGTATCGGCAGCAGCATAGAGGGCATAACGGATGCGCTGAAAGGAAACGGAAACGCATGGCAACTGGTAACAGGCATTGTGGATGGCTTTATAGGGCTGTACAATGGCATACAAACAGTAGTTGGTATTATTGGGCTATTGACAGGTGCCAGTGCTTCACACGCAGCTACGAAAGGTGTAGAGGCTGTGGCAGAAACCACAGCGTCCACAGCACGCGCAACGGCTGCGGCTACTGATGCAACTTCATCTGCGACAGTTATAGTAGCAAACAAATTAGAGGCTGCGAGCTGGAAAGAATTAGCGGCAGCAAAATATATGGCCGCTCACGCTTCTATACCGTTTGCAGGCTTCGGCATAGGTGCTGGCTTTGTTGCATCCATGCTGGCTGTAGTGGCGGCGGCTGGTGTTCCTATGCTTGCCGAGGGCGGTATAGCGTCCGGCCCCACGCTTGCTATGGTTGGTGAGTATGCAGGGGCGAGCGGAAACCCGGAAGTTATCGCGCCACTGGATAAGCTGCGCGGTATGCTGAAAGAACCGGCAGGCGTTGATTTCGGCAGGGTTGAGTTTGAGATTAAGGGGCGCACGCTGGTAGGTATATTGAACAAGGAAAACGAAATTATTAAGCGTAACTGACATGAAGCATTTACGATATATGGGTGAATTTGTCAGCGTGGCCGGGATTATCTGGCGCGTTGAAATTTTGCAGGAAGCAGACGCAGATTTTGAAGTTATAGGCAGTCTGGCTTTTCCTGCTGACGAGCCACTGGTTATAGAATGGGGCAACAAGAGCAAAGAGGAAGTAATATGTAGCAGTGTAGCCACGCTTAAAATAATCAGTCCGGGCGACCGAACCTATGAAGATTTGTACAGCATAGAAGTGGGGCGCGTAAGGCTGGACGTGTACCGTAACAATGCGCTATACTGGAGTGGTTGCATAGACACCGAATTTTACGAAGAACCATACGAAAGGCTAAATGGCTATGAAGTCAGTTTGACTTTTAGCGACTTTGGCGTGTTGGATAGGCTAAAGTATGATTTGGCCGATATGCGAACACTTTATGAGATTGTTAATTACTGTGCCGGACGCTGTGGTATAAACTGTGGTGGCATAGACGATAGTCTTATTAGTACGCAGCTAACAGCATCCAGCGGTGCATTAAGCCTAAAATCTTTGCAGGTGCGCAGTGATAATTTTTATGATGAGGACGGCGAAGCCTCAACATTGGCAGAAGTTATCGAGGGCATTTTACAGCCATTGGCACTACGGATGATACAACGGTGCGGAAAGATATATATCTATGACCTCAACGGCTTATATAACAAAGCGTCTGTAAAGCAAATAGTCTGGGACGGTGACAGTCAGACTATGGGCGTGGATAAGGTCTATAACAACGCAAAGATAACGTGGAGTACCTACGCGCAAAGCGGAAACCTTTTGCCAGATAAATGCTGGCCAGAGAGCATAGAAACTGATGCGTCACTAATGGCACTTAATAATCTGGCAGGTGGAAGCAAGAACGGCGCAAATTATTTTTCGTACCATTACAGCACGGTATTAGATGACTGGATAGACGCTACGGACTGCGGTTTTACCATTTGGACTGCTACCGAGGGGAATAACGCAGAGTTAGGCGAAAATGTACGCTTTTTCAAAATCGTGCCGCAGTATGACGGAACAGAAAGTGAGGGTATTGCTATTTATTGGAAGTCTGTACAAGGTATAAAGCGGAGCTGGGGCAGTGGCTGGAGTGCTTTTTATGGTAGCCGGGGCAATGGTAGCAGTAACATTCCCGGTACGTCTATTGACACCATAGGCCCGGCCTTATTCAAATCAAGCAAAGTATGGTTACCACCGGTAGCTGCGTCTAAAGAACTAATAGTGCGTATCGCCATAGATTTGCTGTTAGACCCACGGTTTAACCCGTTTGAAACCGCAGCAAATCTGATGAAAGGTGTCGAGCAAAAAGACTGGTACGACCTGTTTAATACCTATGGGAATTTTATATACGTTCCTGTTACGATTAAGTTTCAGCCGGATGGAAGTGATACCGTATATGTATGGACTAACAGAAGCATAGTAAAACAGAGTATAAGCAACCCTGTAACAACACTTAATGGAACGTATGGCAGCTGGGTAACATATACAAACGATAATAGCCCTAATGATTGGGGGTATCTGTGCTATTACGATGCAAAAGACCATGTAGACACCAGCGGCGTATTAGGATGGAAAAAGAACAGACCGGCTATAAATCCGCATAAAAGCCAGCTAATATCCGTGCTGGAAAATGCCGAAGCCGGGCAGTACATACCATATCCAAACTACGGAGGGCGCGGCGGCAAGTTATGGGTAGAGGTACACGGTGCCGGTTGGTATATAGTGAATGAGGGTACGGAACTGGAGCGTAGCGATAATGGCCCAAAGGGATTATGGAACAAGGTAAGCTGGGTTTTGATGAAAATCCCAGAAATAGAGATTATGAATAACACGCAGTTTGACCAAACTATAAGTACCGATGATGTAGAATATAATGCGGAAATAAATAGTGCGGCTAAGGAGGCTATAGAGATAGACACTATTTGCGGTACGAGCGCAGAGGGTGTGCCGACTGCAAGGGGTGCGTATTTTGATGTTTCTACCGGGAAGCAGATTAAAGAGCTGACACGAGCCGGGCGGACTACGCAGGTAGAAGATTTGTTAATAGGCACGTTATATAGTCAGTTTGGGCAACGCCGCACGACATTAAGCGGCGAAGCACAGATAACGCACGACCCTATAGCAACATACAAAGAAGATAATCAAGGTGACAAAAAGTTTATACTTGTGGAAGATGTGCAGGATGTGATTAAGGACACCAGCGACACTACATTTATAGAACTAAGACCAGATGAATATACCCGTAATGATTAGAGGCTATGGCAGTATATGAATATAAACTAAAAACATATAAGCGCGGCGCACGTCCGCGCAGTGAACGTCTGCGAGAGTTGGGAGGCGAAAGCAGCGGTGGAGGCAGCACCGTGGTAAGTGTTGGCGGCAGTGGCAATGTTATAAGCGCGACAGACCACACACACGCAAATAAAAATGACTTAGACCAGATTACAACTGATGCAAATGGCTATCTGTATTTGACGCAGAACAAAGAGACGCAAGACGATGAGGGTAACGACATTATCGAGCGGACAACCGAGAAAGTAAAAGCCGGTTTTGCGGACATGGCCTATGACCTAACCGAGGACAGCCCGGTTAGGGAGCAGTTTTTATCCCGACTGGCAGACGATGTAGCCAAAGGTAATTTGACCTTTGAAAAAATGCTTACCGTGCTGGGGTTGTCCTTATTCAAAGGCGGTGCGCAGTTTGGCGAGTTTATTAAGTCCCTGTACGCAGGAAAGGGCGCAGGCATAGACGAATTAGGGAATGCCGAATTTGAGAGCGTCCGGGTGCGCAGCTACTTTGAGTGCATGGAGCTGATAATAAACCGCCTATCAGCCATAGAGGGCGACCAGATACTGACGGAAGCGGACACCATAGAGAGCGTGGACGATTTGGGCGATAACTGCTACGGTTTGCATCTGCGCAGTAAATGGGAGGGCTATTTTACTGCGCAGTACCCTAATAATGTGCTGAAAGGTATCATTAACACGCTGGCTACCGGCAGTGGCGTATATTACACCAGTTGGATGCGTGTAAACAGTGTGAACACTGCTAACAACTATATCGAGGTGACGTTATACCCGGACAGCGAAGTACCGGCAGGAACGAATTACCCACCGTGTGAAATGATGAAGATAGCCCGGTGGGGAAACCAGACCGACACGAAACGGCAGAGCTGCATATACCTATCCAGTACCGAGGGGCGCATAGTGCGGCTTACTGGGGTAACAAAGCCTATCATAGATGCAACGAATTACGGCGCAACTTTCGGCACTTTGCCAGAGTTTCTTTTAACTATGGATTTGCCTATTATAGAGGGGCAGGACTATGTATATGCGCGTGGGCTGATAGTGCAGGACATTATACGCATAGACTATCAAGGCCAGCCGGTATGTGAGATTGTAGACCGTGGGCAGTGGAGCGCGGATGCGGATTATTACTGCAAGGCGTTGAACCCTACCACGGGGCAGTACGAGATTTCGGATGTATGGTATATGGGCTGTAAGTACCGATGCACCAAGACCGGCACAAAGACGGCCCCGGCATGGAATAATACCGACTGGGCGATGATAGAGGGCAACCCGGAGTTTACCGTAGAGTTTGCCGATACGGACTACATATTTGACCCCGACAGGTTTGCTTTGACACTAACTATCATAGCCAAGCTGTATAACATTGACATAACGGATGACATACTGGATGCGGATGTGCAGTGGACGCGCTACAGCGAGGATGCAAACGGAAACGAGCGTGTGGCGTCCGATACGGCATGGGCGTTAAAGCGAGCCAACGAGGGCAAGTCTATAGACCTGACGGTAGCGGACTGCGATTTTAACGGGTATATCCCTAAAACATTGAAATTCATAGCGACAGTTACGCTGCGTGATGGTATGGGTAATGAAGCTGGTACCCAAAGTGCAGTTTTCGAGTATTAGTAGAAAGGTATGCGATATGAAAAAGATTATAGACTATTTCGGAGCAGACGGTTTGCTGCACATTATCTGCTGCATGGTGATTATGCAGCTGTTAAGCAACTTTTTGCCTTTATGGGCGGCGGTTTTGATTACTGCTGCTATAGGTTTGGGCAAAGAACATATCTGGGATAAGCAACTGAAAAAAGGTACGTTTGACAAACGCGACCTGCTGGCAGATTGCGTAGGTATTATTTTAGGACTTATTTAACTGCGGATGGCATGAAAACAAGAAGATTTGATTTTAACTGGAAGCCGCTACAGCTACAAATATCGTTTGCAGTCGTAGGCAGCGTGCCGGACAAGCAGAACTATAGCACAGATACGCAGGAATATACGCCGGACTATACACTGACACCGCTAATTATCCAGCCGGTTGTATCTATACTGGATAAAGACGAAGTGTTAGCGGCAGGACGCATTAACCATGCACTGACAAACATACGCTGGTATGAGAACATAGACGGCACGCAAAAGCTGATAGACGCGAATAATGCCAGTTATGAGATAACCACCAGTGGGGGCGATGCAGGGCGTATCAGAGTAAAGAAGAACGCCGAGCCGAAAGTACCTATTACGCTGGTGTTCTATGCCGAGTATGTGGACAATCGGAATGGGCAAGTATTGATTATACAAGGCAGCTACTTAATCAGCTGTAGCAGTGCATCCGACCAGATAAGGGTAGAACTGGACGCGGCAGACCAGACCGTGTTTAATCCTTTGACGGACGGACGGACGCAGACCGTGACGGCTACCGTTTGGCTGGGCGACCAAGTATGCCCCAGTAGCAAATACGCGCTGGTGTGGGAAGTGCAGGGCGAGGATGGTAGCTGGCATGAAGCCGAAACAGACACGGTGATGGACTATGACATTACCGTTAATGATGACAACACGGTGACGGTAGATAAACGTCTGATGGGTGCTGAAATGTATTTGCGGTGTAGGGTTAAGTACAGCGCAGATGGTGCCCCCGGCAGCGTAGATTTGACCGATGCAAGCCCACAGGCAGTTATCAGTTTCGTTAGACGCATTCCTAAATTTGAGTTTGATATGACGGGCGTACCCTACAACATACCGGCAGGCATACTAAGCATAGCACCCACAGCCATTATCCGCACTACCAACGGAGAGATAGAGGATGCGGAAAAAGAGCTACTGCCGCTGTGGTATATTGCTACGAACAAGGCAAGCGGTAGCCTAAGTTATTCGCTGGTAGCACATGGCATAAGCCCGATAATCCCCACAGCCAAAATGGATGAAAACTATGGGGCTGTTATCGGTCTGGACGTTAAAGACCGGGGATATGTCGGCGCGTTTATAGACAATGCCGACGGCGCGGTGATATGTGACGCTGACGGCGCAGTAATGGTTATTCACTAAAAGTTTGATTATATGGCACGCTACATTAAAGTAAATCCAAAGGTGGCAAGACACCTAAGATTAGAGAATGACCGCAACCAAGTTGCGGATGGTAACTATCTGCTGTGGCAGGCTGATATGCTTGCATTTGGCAGGCTAACCGAAATGCCGAGTATATTAGCGCAAATCGGGGGCCTATCCTTACAGGCACACGAAGCGAGAGAGGAACAGGACGGTACGGTATTAAGAAAATTGCCTATCGCCACTGACCCACGGTTTGCAGAGGATGTGCAGGAACCGGCAGAAGATACCGGCGCGGAGGATGAAACGGATATACCGACACCGGGCGATGAAGCCGAAGATGGCGAAAGTCCAACGGATGAAGAAACCGAGGCCGAAACGCAAGGGCCGGACGATGCGGAGGATGAAACGCCGAAACAGCCAGAAATGGAAAGCCCGGACACGGCAGAGGATGCGCAGGAAACTACCGACACTGACAGTACGGAAGAAACCGCAGACGTAGCAGGAACAACCACAACCATTAACGAAGAAACGGAGGCTTAACGATGAGTACAGCAAGCACCAGCAGAACCATTAAGTTTATCAGCAAGGCCGGAACCTACACGGCTGTTATCATGTCGCCCAGCGGCGACCTGTACCAAGAATATGAGGGCACGACTAATGATGTTACCGCCGTGTACCCGGATTTTGAAACGCTGAAACCAATACTGTATTTTGTCTGCACCAGCAGCCGTGTAGCAGAGGGCGTGGCAGACCCGGACGCGATGGAGTATTATTTCAATGACCAAAAGATTAGTTTCAGCGGCGGTGTATCTACAGGCACTTTCGCAGGCTTTTTCAAGACGGTAGCACCGAGTGGCGACCAGATGTATTACGGCCTGCAAATCCTTAAAAACATTGCGGAGCTGGCAGGTTATGCCCCGGCTGTTATAAAAATGGTTGCTACAGTCAGCTATGGCACCCAGAGCGACCAGATACAGGCCACATATACCATACCGATACAGCAAGCAACTGGCAACAGTTACCATGTCACTATCGCGGCAGGCGACACAAAGAATTTCGTTATAACAGAAAAGGGCGGCAGCTGCATTCTTAAAGCGATGGCATACCGGAGCGGTAACGCGCTTACAAAAGATTTGTCTTACAAGTGGGAAAAAATGGGCGCGACTGGATGGGAAGAATTGGGCGGCAAGACCAGCCAGACACTGACCGTTTCGGGCAATGACATTAACACCTACGGCGAATACCGCGTACACGTCTATAGGTCTGGTGCCGAGATAGGCACGGACATTCAAGGCGTGATGGACGCAAGCGACCCCTACGATATAGACCCACATCCCGACCCGGAAGATGAGGCGATAACCGAAGATGCGACAGGTAACGGGCAAGTGACCTATACGCCGGTAGTAGTCAAACGTGGCACATCTACTAAGGCTTTAGATACACAGTTTTATTTCGTGCTGAAAGACGCAGCAGGCGTTTACCTCAATACGGACAGGGATACGCCTAAAGCAAGCCAAACAGTGACACGGGCGCACTGTCAGCAAGCCGGTGGCGATGTGTCGGTAACTATCACAAGCGTAGATTAGGTTATGGGCACAACTAAAACACAGGTAGTTAAGTACATTCGCAAAGGGGATAAAGGAGACCCCGGCGCGAATGCGCTTGACATTGCTGTTAATCCGTCAGTAATTTTGCATAAGAAAACAGCAAGCGGCGCGGTATACATCCTTGCCGTCTCTGTGACGGATGGGAACGAAAAAATACCATACAAGGATGGTAGCACGGATGGCTTTCTGTGCACAAAATTTCTTGAGACTTTGCCGGACGGTGTAAAATGGAATTGGACGGCCAGCGGATATTATTTTTATCATTTTTTAGTTTTTGACGCGGATACGAGTGCAAACATCCAGCTTTCATTTACCATAACATATAAAGGCATAAACCATACACGCACTGTTGTTATTAAAACGGTAGAGGACGGTAGTAAAGGGGATAAGGGAGAGCAAGGCGCAGTGCTTCGCGGGCCGCAAGCGTGGGCAGATTGTTCTGTGGGCTATGTTTTCCAAGCAGGCGGAGAAGATGAGAGCTGGAAAGATGTTGTACTTTATAACAATAACTATTACAGCTGTGTCAAAAGCCATGCAAAAACAGCGTCAAACTATCCGGGAAGTGCGGCTGATGTAACTAACAAGTATTGGCAATTAGGCGATAAAATAGAATTGGTTGCAACAAAAATCCTGTTGACAACTTATGCGCTTGTTAAAAATCTGGGCGTAGAAGTTATCGACATGAAAGATAGCAGCGGCCATATCATTTTCCAAGCCAAAGACGGAAATGTAATTTGCAACAATGGCACTTTCAAAAACGTAAAGGTAGGCGGCATTATCACGGCTAACTTGTTTTACGGCCCGACACTATCCGTAACATCTGCGTCAAGTAGGACGTACACGATAGACCCAGTGAATGCGCCCTATAATTGTTATTTTATAAACGAGCCTACAAATACAAGATTTATCGTGCTGCCGAAAGCAGCTGATTATGACGGTTTGGAAATACAGGTGTTCACAAAAGTAACAAAATGGAATGCCGATAAGATGACATTTATACAGGCGCAAAGCAGTGATAATCTGTATATAAAAGCAAATGCCTTTCAAGCGGCCACGTATGGCAGTTCGATAAAGTCTGTTACCGTTGAAAGCCAAGATGCGGAATACAAAAACTACAAAGGAACAACCGCGTATATGTGTCCGAATGCTATGTGTAAATTCAAAAGCATTAACGGCAATTGGTATGCAATAGAGGGCATATTTACAGGAGAGTAAGCAACTTAAAGATAAAAGATTATGGCAACAAAAAAAACAAAAACTTTGGCGGCAGTATCTGCCGTGTCAACCGTGAACACAGACCAGTATATACCGTTGACTGATGGTAATGGCAATGTAACAAGGGTATCACTGGCGAACCTCAAATCGGCGTTATTGGCAGGCATGGACTTAAACGCCATGAATGACGGCGTATTTATCATGTTCCACCGTAACAGTGATGACTATCCGCTGGCGGTAAAACCGCACAAGTGGGCAAGCTATCAGAGTAGCGGCGAAATAGCCGAGGGTGTGTTAGTCGTAGAGGGCGGCAAAATGCTGGTGGTAGCACCTACGGAAGCTACGCTGACATGGAGCAGTGCAGCGGTAAGTGCAGGCGGCAAAACTACCACAGACCGATTAACCGCATTGGATGACTGGGCAGGAAAAACAAGTACAGCCGAGCAGGTGAAGCACAGCGAGTGCAACACAACAAGTTACGCGCCGGGCTTTTGCCACGCCTACAGCAGGGCAAATGCAAACGGCAAAGGACTGACCGCCGGGCGTTGGTGGCTGCCGTCTTTGGGTGAGTTGATGATGATTTATGCGAATATGCGCAAAATCAATTATGCACTATCGCTGATTAACGGTGCTACGCAGTTGGCAGAAACCGCATACTGGAGTAGTACCGAGTACAGCGCGGCCTATGCGTGGGGTTTGTACCTCAGCGATGGCAACGCGAACATCTGGTATGCTAAGGCTACGGGCCAGTTTAGGGTTAGGCCCGTTTCAGCATTTTTACAATAGTTAGTAGTTAAACTTTAACCTTAAAAGTGCGGCGGTAGCCGCACAAGACAAAGAAATTTCCATTTACCCGCTATAGAGCAAAATTTGAGATATGAACAAATCAAAACTGGTATCAAACACGCAGATATATTTAGACTGCCGCAAACTATTGGACGAAATTCTGGATATTACGCCCAACTTTCCAAGAGCCTATAAATTTAGCATAGGCAGCAAGATGCACGACATAGGCGTAAATCTTATATCCGAAATATCGGCGGCCTATATAAACCGGGACAAGCAAACCCGTATCCAGCATTTGGTAAATTTCCAGTCGCAGTTTGAAGTATTGAAAACTTTGCTGCGCATTGCAGGTGAAAGGAAATGGATATTAGGCAGAAGCAGGCACGCAAATATCATCGAGCTGACGGACGCTATAGGCAAACAATCTACAGCGTGGAAGAACTCACTATTAAAATTAGTCAGCAATGTAGATAGCGAGTAAATGCCAGATTTGGAAAGTTACGACTAACCGAGCGTGCAAGTTATCTGTAAAAATGGGCTGCGCACTATCATTTATAGTTAAGACCAAGCAAGAGCGGCACGGAGTTGCGAGTACAGCACGACCAATGCGTGGAATTTGAACCTCAACAATGGCAACGCGAACAACTGGAATACTAAGGCTACGAACCAGAATAGGGTTAGGCCCGTTTCAGCACCTTTACGGATATACCAACACACTAAGTAGATAAAGAGGATATGGTTACAACGGACGGGATGTTAGAGGCATATTACGACTGCCGCAAAAGTAAGCGGAGGACAGCCAGTGCCATTATGTACGAAATAGACTATGGTAGCAAGTTAGTAGCACTTCGCGACCGGATAAACGCGCGTACCTATCAGCCGGGTAAATCTATCTGTTTTGTCGTAACGCGTCCACGGTATCGAGAAGTATTTGCGGCTTCTTTTGAGGACAGGATAGTACACCACTGGATAGCCCTACGGCTGGAGCCGCTTTTTGAAGAAGTGTTTAGCCCGCGCACGTTTAACTGCCGGAAAGGAAAAGGACAGATGTACGGCGTTAATATGCTGTACAACGACATTAAGGAGTGCAGCCAGAACTACACCCGTGACTGTTATATAGCGAAGCTGGATTTGCAGGGCTTCTTTATGTCTATAAACAAAGCTATGCTGGCTGGAATGATAGACAAATTTATACTGGAGTGTTACAAAGGCGATGACATAGAAGATTTGCGTTTTCTATGCCGTGTGGTTATCCTGCACAGTCCGGAAAAGAGCTGCGAAAGACATAGCCCACTACACTACTGGGATTTTCTGCCAGTAAACAAATCGCTGTTTACAAACGGCGAGGGTCTGGGCGTGGCGATAGGTAATCTGTTTGCGCAGCACTTCGCAAATTTCCTGCTTAACATTCTGGACTGGTACCTGCTAAATGATTTGGGCTTTACCTATGTCGGCAGGTATGTAGATGACTTCTATATACTGGATGCCGATAAGCAGAAGATTTTAGCAGCCGTGCCGAAAATCCGGGAACTGCTGGGCAAATACGGTCTGACCCTGCACCCTCACAAATTCTATATCCAGCATTACACTAAAGGCGTAGAGTTTACCGGGAATGTGGTTAAAAAGCAGCGGATATATGTTTGTAACCGCACGCTGAAAAACTTTGTTATGGCCGTGCGAAGATTAAACCAGGCAGAAACCATAGAGGAAGTAGAGCACGCCGTTAGCAGCATTAATAGTTATCTGGGATTTATGCGCCATGCCAACGAATACGGCAAGCGGCGCAAGATATTAAAAATGCTGGAGCCTCACACATTCCGGTGGGTCTATATCCGTGGCCACTTTGAAGTAGTAGCAATCAAAAAGAAGCACCGGCGAAGAACAATAACCCTACAGCGCATAAGAGATGGAACATATTGACAGGCAGGAACCGGAAGCGGTGCTGCGGCTTTCCGAGTTAGACACCGAATTAGTACAGGCATTAGCCAAACACTGGCTGGTAATCGTGGAGCAGCAAAATAACGATATAGTATTAACGCTACACACTATGACGAATGAAAGAAGCATTAACTATAGTAGTTTCACTGATAACTGCGCTGGGCGGATGGGAAGCGATTAAATACCTGCTGAACCGGAAAACGAACAGCCGAATAGCGGAGGCCAACGCATTTAAGGTAGAACGGGAGGCACTGATAGAGGACTACAAGCGCGTACAGGGCGAAGTAGACAAACTGAAAGAACAGGTAGCCAAACTGTACACGGAAATAGACACGCTGAAAAATGACCGGCTAAGGCTGATACAGGAAAACAACGAGCTGAAATTAGAACTGAAAGAGGCGGAAAAGCACGTTTGTTTACAGCCGGACGATAAATGCCTACAGCGACTTAATCCTAACGACCACTGCCGACTACGGAAAATTTTGCGCGGGGAGTACACCAAAGACCACCCGGACGCAATAATAACGGAAGAAGATATGATGAAACCTAAAAAGGAGAAAGAAAATGAGAAAGATAAACAAAGTGATAATCCACTGTAGCGCGACCCCGGAGGGACGCGACTACACAGTGGCGGACATAGACCGCTGGCACCGTGAACGGGGCTTCAACGAAATAGGCTACCACTATGTAGTCTATCGTGATGGGAGCATACACGCCGGGCGTGATGTCGCCAAAATCGGCGCACACTGCAAAGGGCAGAACGCCGACAGTATCGGCGTGTGCTATATCGGTGGCATGACTGCCGACAACAAGCAGGCAAAGGACACCCGGACACCTGCGCAGAAAACCGCACTGCGTGAACTGGTAGCGAAACTAAAAGCCGAATACCCCGGCATAACCGTACACGGACATAACGAGTTTGCAAACAAGGCGTGCCCGTGCTTTAATGTCAAAACACAACTGTAGAGCCTATGAGATACTTAACAGCACTGATAGCCCTAATGCTGCTGGCAGGCTGCGCCAGTACGCGCCGGGCGGTAAATACCTACCAAGTGCAGCAGGACAGCACGCACAGCAGCACGCAGCGGTTAGATAGCCTGTTTAGGGTGATGATGCAACGGGATAGCATCTACCAGCGCGACAGCATCTATATCCGGGAAAAGGGCGACACGATAACCAAGTATGTAGAGCGTATCAGATACCAACTGGAAAAACGCACCGATACTTTGTACCGTGACCTGCTGCGTATCGATACGCTGATAGTGGTACGCACAGACAGCGTAACCGTGGAAAAGCCAGTATATATCGAAAAGCAGATGAAGTGGTACGATAAGGGCTTTATCTGGGTAGGCCGTCTGTGCTGTTTGGCTGCTATACTTTGGGCTTTATTCCTATATCTGAAACAAAAGTTTTAGTTTGTTACACATTACACATTTTAGCCGTGCAAGCCTGTGAGGGTAAGCGCGGCTATTTTATTCCGTGCAGCATCCAATCAATTACCCGGCGGTTTGCCGCGTCTATTTTGTCCCGGCTAAACTTAATGTACACACCTGTTATTTTAGAGCCGTGGACGTGGCCCAGTGCTTCGCTAATGGTATCTTTCGGTATATCCAAGTCTGCGGCGTATGTCGCCCACGAATACCGCGACCAGTAGGACGTAATAGCAGGCTCAATGGGCGACATAACCGGCAAATGGTTTTTGTGGTACTGCGCTTTGCCGCCTACCGTCTTAACCGGGCCTATTTTCCGCAGTGCGGCGTTTAGATGTGCCATATAGTCTTTGTAGTTATCGTATTTGTCAAAGGGCGACAGCAGATGTTTTTTGCCCCTATATCGGTCTAATATGGCCTGCGTTTCCGGCTCAATTTTGATACTATAGAATTTGCCCGTTTTCGCCCTACGATATTCTATCCTACCATCCACTATGTTATCTTTTGTGAGTGCCGCCAAATCTACCATATTGATACCAATAAGGTAGAATGACAGCAGAAAAATGTCCCGATATTCCGTATCGTATGCCGACAGCGACAGCCCGGCAAGTTGGCGCATTTTTTCCACAGGCAGTACCCGCATGGCTGTTTCCTCAGACGGTATGCGGTAGTTTCGGAACGGATAGTTTTGCGTTATATTTTCGTCCAGCGCATAGTTTATGACGTTTCGCAGATTGCGTAGGTGCATCCCACGGCTGTTTACAGACAGCCCAGTTAGGGAGTTATAAAAGCCGTCTATCCATAGTTTCGTTATCTTTTCAAATCGTATCTGGTAAGGGTCACAGTAGGCGGTAAGTTTCTTTAGTGTTTGCTCAAACAGTGTTTTAGTGCCGCCGGATTTCATGCCTATAATCGTATCGAACAGCGTGCCGAGCGTAGGGACACCGACCGTAGGATTATCCAAATCCAAATCGGTAAGCATTTCCCGAAGCTGCGGCCCGGTAAGATTACCCCACTGGCCATTTTCCCGTAATTCCAAAATCCGGTTAGCTACACGGGTAAGCAGGGTATCCAGCACCGAGTTTATGCGCTTTGCACTTTTGCCGGTAGCCCGGCAGGTGGCAGCATCCCAATCCTCAGCAGGCAGAAAAATGCCAGTAGCGAGGTACAGGTTAGAACCATACCCGACCGCAATTTGCACCGGATATGTACCGTCTTTGAGTTTGCGCCGGGTATCAAGGCGCAGTTTTGATTTTGCCATAATCTTTGCTTTGTTTTTGCTGCTTTATAGCTGAAAAATATCCCCAAATGTACCATAATCTACCATATTAACGCCCACCAGCGACCACTTTTTAATGTTAATTATCTTATTTGCTTAACTGAAATTTTGCTGATTATGCTTTATAATCCTTTGATATTGTGCAATATAGATAAAATCAAACACGGTTAAAAATGCTACCAGCGGCTATATGTCTTTGGGGTATTTTTGAGGTTGTTTTTTCCAGAAGCTATTTCCGGATATGGTGGT